CTCTTGCGGACGCCGCTGAGGACCGTGTTGACCCACTCCATCCGACGGGAGATGAACGCAGGCGAGCTCTCGATCGTCTGGGAGTCCGGGAACAGGTAGTCGATGTTCTCGATGCCGTGCTGGAGCGCATACTCCTCGACGGCGTCCTTCAAGGATCCACTCTTCATTGCCGAGGAAACGATGCCCTCGACGTCGGAGTGGGCAAGGGTGACCTGCGGGTGGACGTCCTGCGTCTTCTTCGCCTGGTCGAACACGTTGTGCGTCATGCTGTTGTCCTCCTGGGAGTTGTCGTGCTGGACGTCGTCGCCAGCCTCGTTGTCGTTGCCGGTGTCGGTGTCGTCAGAACCTTCGTCGACTTCCTCGTCTTCGACGTCCTCTTCGTCATCCTCAACGTCGTCTTCGGCGTCGTCATCCGCAACGTCGTCTTCGGCGGCGTCTTCGTCCATGTCATCGTGCTCGACTTCATTGGACTCGATGGCCTGACCGACCATGTAGTAGAGAACGTTCTTCTGCTTCTCCGACATAGAGTCGATAACGTCCTGGAGAGTGTCCGAGTCCTCTTCGGTATCGGCAGGAGCTGCGTGCTCAATATCAATCTCCATACCTGTCGTGATAACGGCTTCAGACTCGTCCATCTCTGAACCACCATCACTGTGAACAATCATGACGTTGTCGATGAAAGCGCCTGGATTGGCGCCGGCGAGGACAAGACTGACCTCACGAATGTTTCCCTTGATAACGTCCTTTGCGTGCTGAAGGCCAGCACGGGCCTTCTCAGACAGCTGGTTTGCAAAGATCGAAAGGAACTTCAGATCTCCATGCTTGACCTGGATCTTTGCATTCTGTCCTGACACCGTCTCGTTGAAATATCCATGCCCGTAAACGCCATCTTCACGGTGCTCCAACTTAACGTGACCAAGGACATTCTCGAGGTTGTTGTGGCCGTGCTGGTACACCAGCGGGACGATCTGACCGTCGTTCCCCTTGAACGCCCCAGGCAGAATAGTCCGCCCGTCTGCGCAAGGAACGCCATGTCGAGTGACGTAGCCGCTAAAATCCGCTGTCATTTGGACGGATTCCTTTCTGCTGATTGGGGCATTAAGCCGAAGCTCAATGGCCGATGGAGCTGAATGAGATAGGCCTGAAGCTCTAGTTGCAGCAGATAGTTGTTGTTTGGCACTACTAATAGCGCTTTTGAGACTGGAGATGCGAGATTCTAATTCCGCTTCACTCATAACAGCTACATCTCGTGAAGAAGCTGACGAGGACGATCCACCTGACTTGCTTGAGGAGGACTTTGGAGTCTTGTCGCTTTCCTTCTTTCTCTTAGCAGCGAGCTCTTGCTTATGCTTCTCGCGATATTCTTTCGAATCTTGCCGCTCTTTTGAAGTGGTCTTCTTGTCAGAGCTTTTCTTTTCTGACTTCGCGGCACTACGTCGCTTTTCAGCAAGCGCAGCTAGAGCTTTTGTGAGCGCTCCTTCAAGAGTTTTAATCTTAGTCTTGAGTCGAGCAACTCGGGCTGTTGCTTGTTGCGGCGTATCGCTAGTAGTTGTTTTTGCAGAACTCCTAGGACGGGGAGGCGGACGACCGCTCGTCGAAGTAGCGGCCGTACGTCCAGTGGGCCGTCCTTTAGGAGCAGGCTTAGAGCCTTTTGGTCGGCCTTTAAGCTGCCGATTTCTCAAATATCGCTCTCGTCGAACTGCTGGATCGTACTTTCGAGGATCGTAGTTCTGAGGCATCAGAGCCCCAACTCTGCCATCTGAGCATCCAAATCCGCTTCTGCATCATCTGCTGGGTTTACTGCTTCCTCTGTAGGTCCAGTGATTTGCTGATCAAGCGGCATGTTGCTGTTTACAAGCTTGTTTGCCTGAGGTTCCACAGAAGGCTTGAGACCCAACACGGGACGGAACTCGTTCGGAGTAACGATTTGGTTCCGACTGAGCGAATCCACGACATCTGCCAACTTGCTGATAGGCAGGAGACGGAATGGAGAGTCGAAGTACATGATCGTTTGTCCCTGAGTACGTGCAGTTTTAGTCAGGAACTTTCGTGCCATGTTTTCGACAATGGCGTCCATAATTGGTTCGATGGTCCGGTTAATATAGTTCAGCATAACCGTATCATCAGCCGTACCATTTACAACTTCAGGAGTTAGGCCTAGCTCAGCAAACAGTTCTTCCTTTAGATACTTGACCTGCTCAAGAAGAGTGTTCTCAACTGATCGATTCAACTGAGTGATCTTTTCACTGCCATCCGTATAGGCAATGCCATACGTACTGTTCTGTAGCTGCTCCTGAAGATCCTTACGTCTCTTCTCAGCTTGCTTCTGCCGAGTCTCAGATTTTACGACGTAGGGCAACTGGATGATAATATCAAGCTTGCCAGAACTGGAGATTTCATCGACGTTGTCAAGAAGATTGAGCTTATGAATCAAACGCTGAAGAGTCGAGTTCGGCTCATTCATCACCGAATAGAACGGATTCTCGACAATAGCTACGATTCGCTTCGGGAGACGAAGATCCTCATATTTTCCAAATCGACCGTCATAGAGACGAACCGTAACGAATTCTGGCTCCCAGTGAATAATTTGACCAACGCGCATTGTCTTAATGTCCCAGGACCCGCTGAGAATAGGATTGAGTGTCGTATCAACTGGAACAACAGCCGCCACTCCAGCTCCAAAGAGCGTAAGAGCAATATCCTGACGGAAGTGACGTCCTCCCTGATCCAAGTTGGCTTCCACATTGAGACATTCGTTGAGACCCGAGTCGATAGTCTCCAAATATGTGCCCTTTTCGTCAGTTCGACAATGCTCAAGGCGAATTCCAGACACATCAATTGACATGCGGGTGTAGATCGAAGAGATGATGGTTCTCTCGCTGTTAACACGAAACTTAACCCGATCGGGACGATCTACAGACACGATTGAGCCACCAAACGTAGCCAGCGGATCGTATGTTTCTTTGGCAGTGAATACCGTCCAAGCATGTTTAAGTTGCGTTCCAAGACCCATTTTTCACCTCCTCAATTCGATTCGTCACTCGAATGCCTCCTTATGCAGTTTGTATGCGACCAATGCGTCCATCGCTGCAGCGACGTTGTCGATCTTCTCTTCATAACGACGCTTCAGAAGTTTTCGGTTTCCGTTCGTATCTTGGATAGTGATAGCATTACCCATAGTGAATCGCATCAGTTCTTCGTCGAAGAATAACAAACGTTGCGTTGCTAATTTCTTCAACTCTCCCAATGGAACAGATTCAGTTCGAACTCCCTGCTGAACTTTCTCAATGGCATATGGACCATTCTCTCGCTCCCATCGCTCTACGAATTCCTTAGCGTTGTAAGGGTCATAGCCGAAGCTGCGAATATCGTAATCCATAGCCATGATGTGGTCGTCCAAATCCTCAAAGACGTCCATCATGTCAAGAATCGTGCTATCAAAAACCTGCAATGTTCCTTCAGCTCGAAACTCTTCGTACTTGAAACGCATTGCGCTAGGCAACTGCATCAAAGTCATTTCAGTTATGTAGCTGCGAGATTTGACTCCGAACCCGCCACGTTCCAGAGGAAACAAGAACGTAAACGCACAGAAGTCGTCACCCTGAGAGAGGTCTGCGCCCATTGATGCAGGAAGACCGCGGAAATCTTGACGAGGGTGTGGCTCAATTTCCTCATAAGTGAAGAAGTAGGAGTATCCCTCCATAGGAAGACCAAAGCGTTTAGCAAGAATGTCATTTCGCGCAGCCGGAGCATTCTCAGCGCGCAATACATCTTCTTGGTAGGTGTCATAAGTAACGGTCAATCCAAGGTTGGGATTAGCCTTCAACCACATCTCAGGCTGGCCAACTTCCTCAACTTCGTCTAATTTATAATGCCAAATCGAGACTCTAGGCGAGTTATACTCACCTTTGAGTATGTCAGCAAGCTCCATTTTGATGGTATCGCCCGACCCGTTTCGAACGGTACCTTCGGAGCTGATTGCGACGATCAGATAGTCGTCGAGCTTGGATGCTCCTTGTTCAATGGCGCCAACCACATCTTCGCGTAGATCTCCAGACAACCACTCATCGATGGTGGAGACTTTAGGGCGCAGTCCTTGAAGTTTGTTGATCGACATTGGTCGAATCTCGAGAAGAGATCCGGTGAGAAAGTTCTCAATGCCCTTCTTCGTCGACGCAAGTTTAGTTCGATCAGCTCTAGATCCAGTAGTGTTCTGCAGAGATCCCTCAGTAAGGAATTGGAACAGGGGACCTGGAGATCTAGTGATAGATGTCCGAATTGGAGACATGATCTCTTCAGCTTGCTTCATCGTCGGAGCCGTGGTGATCTGATGTGTGGTGTCCGTGTCGATGTTCAAAAAGTAACTTTGGATCAGTGATCCATACATTGACTTGGCTGCGCCACGTGCCACAATCAAGTATTGCTTCGTTATCAGACGTTTCTTGATTGTCTTTTTAACGAATCCGGCACGCGTGAACTCAGTTGCCGGTTGCCAAACATCTCTTTCGATGAAGTAACACCAGCCAAAAATCTGTTCGGCCCACACTTTAAATGACTCGAGTAAGTGTAGCTCAGAGCCATCGGTCAGAGTACACTCACTCTCACAGTACGCAATAAAGCCATCGATAGCCTCATCATCGTAGTAGACTTCACGATCATCGACTAAAGCATCAATTCGATTCATCTCCAAAGAGATTTCACGATTTACTGGAATCTCACCACGAAGGACAGCGTCCCGAAAGCGACCGTAATAGATTGGTGTAGCAGTATTAGATAGGGTCACCGCCCATCCTTTCTACTTTTTGAGAAACAACTCAGCAATCTTATCCATGTCACCATCGAGCATGATGTTGAAGTCTTTGAATTCACCAGTGTTGACGTTTACCGAAAGGAACGGATCGAAATCTCTTTCTTCGGGATCTGGATGCGCGACGCGAAACAGATAGATGTCCTTGTACCGAACAACGTCCTCAATCTTGTGATCGGGAAGCGATTTGGATAAAACATCACTCGCTTGCTTTTCACTTAACATTGGTGACCCACCTCATCAAGAAGTTGTCGTTCAAAGGCACATTATCCAGACGAGTAAAGCCGGCAGTCGCAACGTTGGTAGCCATGGCATTGAACTCTGCGAAATCTTTATAGGCAGTTCCGGACTGAGCATCGAAAATGACCGGCTTACCCTGAATGACTTCCCAGGCCATACTATGTCCGCCACCGAGATTCCATCCAACAGTCAATTCACCTCTAGAACCATTTGGATTTCGACCCAATGCCTCAAATATGGTTGATGACTTAGCTTCAGATGTACCAAGCTTTAAGAGTCCCTCACCGATCTTCTCTTTTCCAAGACCGCCACCACTCTTCATAGACTCGGTAAAGGTTCCTCCTCCGCGAGCCGTTTCTTTACCGAAACGAATTAGACTAGCAACTTTTCCAGTAGGTCCGACCTTCGCGTTAGGCGTTGTAGCACTAATCAATCCAAGAGGCGTTTGACCTGTGGCTGTAGAACTCTTTGTTGCTTTTACATCGTAACCTCTACGACGCATTTCATAAGCAAACGTCGCTCGTCGACAGTTCATCTTAGTCCCATACTTCCCATAATCAGGATTAATATGTGAGACAACGTCAGACATGATGCCATCGACTGATTTATCTCCAATGAGATTTGGATTCTTTCGCCAAGAGAAAGCTTCCTTTGCCACAAACGCTTTGCCCTTGACCGAGAGACGATGTGCTTCTCCACTATCGATGAACTTGTAGGTTCCATACGCTGCTAGAATAGCTGCAGTTGCTGAAGCACCAACAAGTCTCTTTCGCTCTCTCTCGGTAAACTTTCCTTCTTTTGCTGCCTTAATGTTTCGACGCTGCTCGTTTCGATCGTTCTTAAGTTCTGCAATCTGTTCTCGAACGACCTTCTTGCCATACCTAGTTCGAGGTTGTTTCGCCTCGAGCTTGTTGATTGCTGTCTGAGCCTGCTTTTCTCGAGCCTCAAACTTCTTAATTCTCTCTGGACGAGACAGTCTGGTCTTTAAACGAGATTGAGACGGAGTGGAAGAAGACGATTTCTCTTCTTTACGAACGCCCCAGTGCATGCCTTTTACACCATAGTGAGCGAGGAATTCATCGACGGCCTCTTCAGTCATGTCGAATCACCCCCTAATATCGTCAAACTCTTGTCTGGAAATGGTTGGCACTCCTGCGTCAGATGCGTTGTCCACCATGCTCTTATACAGATTATTGTTATCTGTCTTAAGCGTGGCCTCAAATTCCTTCATCTTGGTCGCTAACGCGTTTGCCTCCTGAAGGACCTGAACTGCCTGCTTACCTCGAGCTGCGGTTTTCGCTGCTGCCGATCGTGACGATCGTGAGAAGGACGACATGGGAAGCTTGCCGTTCTTTCGCAGAATAACCGCTGTTGCAGCTACTCCGACTAAGGCCGTTCCCGCTGCAGCACCAATCACAACCTTCTTCTTGGTCGATATCGGTTCTCTAGGAGAAGATTCGTCGGCAGCCTTACGTACTCCCCAACGCATGCCCTTGACACCGTGATGGGCGAAGAAATCGTCGACGGCTTGTTCAGTCATCGAATATCACCTCAGCCTATTCGCGTCACGAATCATGTCTCTGGCAGCTTGATACTGATCGGGTTTGCTTCTCTGATAAGCACGCGCCTTGGAATATGTGGTTTTCGCATAGCGAGCAATAGTTTTGTCAGCGCCAGTTCTTTGAGCAACGGTATACGCCCCAGCAATAGCTGCTGCTGTCACTGGAACTGCCCCG